TGGATGGATTAATACCAAGATATCCAGCCCACTTTTCATTGACCTTACGAGCAACAAATTTAAGAGCACCAAGTAGTTTCTGTAGTTCTTCTGGACCATTGCCACCATTTGTTAGATTGTTATCGAAGATACCAGTCATTGATACACCAAGCAAACGCTCTTCTTCACAGTTGTTTTTGAAAGAAGTATTGTTGTTTGATGTAAAGTAGGTAAAGTTAGTCAACGCACTTTGTAAAGTACCAAGGATTGTTGCAAGACGAATCTTATCAATTAACTGTGGTGCTTGATCATCAGGACGTACCGCAATGGTTGATAGATTGCAGAATTGATTTGGCCTAAGGATAATCTCAGAGCATGGATTGGTTCCAAACTCAAACTCCGTGTTTCGTCCAGCACGCTTGGCAATCATACGCATAGCCTCTCTATTGCAAATACCACGCTCGCCTGAGCGGGAATTGTACAACGAAGACCACTCGTGCATGAAAGAACCCATATCTGGCTTGGATTCATAGACAGCCGAGTTATTAGCTAAGGCTCTATGACCTTCCTTCTCCCACCAGGGGCCACTCTTGGCGTGTGCCATCTCGTAATCAGATAGGTCCGACAAACTAATCAGAGCCGAGCGGCGTACACCACCCGAGATGATTGAGTCGGCAATCTGACAAACAAGATCATGTACTTCAATTGGCTTGAGCTTGCGGCCCCGAGCCTCATAGAATACATTTGCCGTGAATTTGATTAGTCTGATAAACGGCTCAGGTCCAGAGGCTCGACCACCAAAGGTCTTTAGTCTGGCTCCTGAGGGACGAATTTGGCTAGTATCTACAGTTAGGTGATGACCATTGTATAGGTGGTCAATAAATTGCCTATAGGCATTTGCCCATCCTTCCCGAGAATCTTCTACAACAATTGATCTATCTGTTTTGACGATTGTATCATGGACAGTAGGTAGTTGTTGAACATTCTTTTTTTCGACCGAGAACCCAACACCAGTACCACAAGCTAGGGTATACAGAATATTAGATAGGTCTTGGGTGGACTGGACGGCTACATAGCAGCAGTTATAAGCAGCTACGTCATCCTTATCTAAAGCGGGTCCAGCAGTCATTAGTGCTCGCATTGACCCGAAAATCTGACGATTCTTCATCATTTCACGGGCAGCGCCAATCTCTTTCATTTCTTCTAGGGGAACCTTGGATGTGATATCTAACCGCTTGATTAGATAATCAAAGTAACGATCCACGGCCTCTTCCCAAGTCTCTCTACGATTCTGATCTGGTAGCCAGCGACAATACTTATCCACTGCTACAAAATCTTCAAATACTTTGCTCATTGATTACTCCCTTGTCTAAATCCAAAATGTTTCTAACTCCGTGGTTATTTGGACACCACAGGTTGATTGTATTACTTTCCTTGTCATAATCGCCATGACGAAGGATACGAACGCACCTAGCTTGGGCTAGGGCAAAATCTTTACGGTACATATCCAAAGGACGCTTATCTTCTGGCCGCTTAGCCCAGTCTTCCTCTTGGTACATATCCATAATCTTCTGGTCCCACTCTTCTCTGGGATTGTTATCTAGGAACTTCTTAGCCTTGGCAGGACCAACTTTCCAAAGACCCCAGATATTATCCGTGGTATCTCCAGTCATCCATTGCTGGTAGAAATACTTATCGGCCTCTTCGCCAGATACCAGGACTGGTTCTGATTCCTTGTCTGGATTCCAGTGCCACCCAGGAATCTGTCTGAGATCCTTGTCTACTGTTATGCCCACGGCCTGACCTGACGACACCAGCATTCCAATAAGATCGTCTGCTTCCAGATTGTTGACACACCTTACCGTTGTATTCTCTACATCGTAGATAGTCTCTAGTGCAACAGACATTGACTCTGGCGACTTGAAATCCTCCCTGTGTTTCTTGTAAGCTGGCCAAAACATTCTCCTATAGTTGTTGGTTCGTGGACAAGACATGGCAATGTAGATTGTATCTACACCCTGTGGAGTCCAGTTCTTAATGTCTTGATTGATACGACCTGGTAATTCTTCAATACCCTCGGCATCCGCCCAGAAGGCAGCCCTATAGGCAATGATATCTCCATCAAGAATCGCTGTTGTTGGCATTGTCATTGTATTCCTCAAGTTCAAGATAACCAAGATCTAGCCAATATTCCAAAGCATTCTTTACAATATATTCTAGATCCTGTAGATCTCCATCATTTTGGATGATAATATCAAATGGTTCTTCAGCATCTGCTTGTTTGCTTGGGATCAATAGATTAGCTTCAATCTGATTAGCCATGACTTCGCTTTCGTGGTTTCTCCAAGAAGCTGTATGCTCTTCTAATTTTCTGATACCTTGCGACAAGAACAGTTGAGTTGCAACAAGCTCACGACCAAACGCAAGTTCATTCATATACCGTACATCATCTTGAATAATGACATACTCATAGTTGGTTTTCTTTGCTGTCTTGTTGTCAATTTCCTTGACCATGTATTCTTGGATTGCTTCATAAGCTTTAGTTACCCAGAAATCTGGATCTTCTGCTCGCTTTGTAGCACCAATGTTTTGACAGAAATCTCGATAAGCCGAAGAGTCACTTTCTTTTGTAATGCCTTGTGCTGCAGCTAGTTTCTTAATACCGTCTGCAAACGGAAGCATTACGGGAATATAGCCAAGATCAAATGAATACTTGGCAATTAAATGGGCAAGGGTGGTTTTACCCACCCTACCCTTACCACTAATCTGAATAATTCTCATCATGAATCTCCTGCCAGTGACGGATAATATAACCTAGTCCTATTTCACCACGATTGTAGTCTACAACCACAGGATGATCGGGATTAGAAGCTATAAACTCGTTTACTTGGCGCATAAAGTACACTGATTCAGTCATTTCTTGGCTCTATTCTTAGACTTGCTTACAACCCGAAGGTTCTTGGGGGAGTTGTTACGGGGATTGCCATCTACATGGTCAATGTCCTTGCCATCGTGTTTCTCTACACGCTCTTCTCGTAAAGCCTTACGCCTTACTTTATTTCGATGAGCACGATCTTTTTTAGATTTAGTTGATGATTGAAACTTTTTGTACTCGTCTTTATAGTCTCTAGCCATTAGTGTGTCTCCGACCAGTTGTTACCTACTTTGAATTCTGCTTCAATCTTGCAATTGCTGCGTAGTAATTCACCAGCAGTGGTTGCAGATTCGCAGAGGATCTTACCGACTTTGTTAGCTACATCGGGATGACATTCTACTTGTAGTTCGTCATGTACCGAGGCAACCCAATTAAACTTATCTTGACCAATCTCCATCCGTAGTCTTTGATCTGAAACACAGGCCCAAGCCTTGGCAATGTGAGCACCAGAGGATTGAAGCAAGGTATTCAAAGCAGCGTGTTCCTTACGGACATAGACAGGACGCCAGTTGAATGGCTTGACATAGCCTTTGTCCAAGGTATCAAATCGACAATTCTCAATCAACTTCTTGAGTCCGGGAATGTTGCTTAGTAGTTTGTTCTTGGTTTGCTTTGCCTTGTAAACAGAAGAACCAATTGTTTTGGCAAACTTCTCATCACCACCACCGTACAGAAAGCAATAGATACCAGTCTTGGCTGTGTTCCTAGAGTCCAGTTCCATAGCCTTTTGGTTGTGAGTATGGATATCTCCCTCACAGACTTCCTTGGCATATGCACCATTGTCAAATGGATACAGATAATGTGCAAGCATTCTTAGCTCTAGGCCCTTGAGATCGGAGCCAACCAACACCCAACCAGACCTAGGAACAAACAATGCCCGTGCTCTAGGATCAGAATGGACTTGTTGGATATTAGGTTCCTTACTTGACATACGACCAGTTACGGCACCAAGTGTATTGATGTATGAATGGATTCGTTTGTCACGGCTTACCTTGGCACGACCTACCCAATCGGATACCTGACTCATTAGTTTGATGAGATCAAAGTATTTACACAGGGTCTTGGCCTCAGGATAGTCTAAGTTAGATAGAACTTCATGGTCCACCTTGGGGTTTCCCTTGTCGGTGGTACTTGGTTCCCATCCATACTTTTCTGTAAGACGTTCTGCGATTTGTTGTCGAGAACCTGGATTGAAGACTTCGACTTTATCCTTGAGTCGCTTTCCTGTTTTCTCAGAATGTCTAACAATGATCTTGTCTGGAAAGATTCTTCGCATTTCATCTTCGATTTGTGATTTCTCAATCAACAGCTCCATCTCTAGTGCTTCGGCTTTGTCTAGGTCAAAGCTAAAACCAGCTTCGACCTGACGCTTGATCATATCTGCAACGACATGTTCCATTCTGACAGCACGACTGTATTGATTCATGTAGTCTTGCTTGGAGAAATGTTCCCATATCTTTGCAGTTACAACGGAATCCTGTAGACAATACTTGCCCATCTCTGCCGTATAGTTGTCCCAGCCACCTTGATAATCAATCTTACTGTGACCTAGGTGCTGACCCCAAGCCATCAGTGAATGTGATTGATCTACGGTTGGTGGATTGTCACCATACATAAGACGAGAAAGAATCAAGGTATCCATGACTTGTTCTGGTTTCTTATCCAAGAAACCATGCAATCTCTCGATTAACGGAATATCAAAGGCATAGATGTTATGACCAATGATTAAGTCCGCATCTCGTAGCATTTGGATACCATCGCTTAGGTTGTCCTGCTCAAACAGCAAGAGTTCCTTTGTGTCAATGTTGTAGATTGACATGCACCAAATCTTTGTAGCCTCTGGCAAATAAGTATCCTTCTTACCAGCAACTACTTCATTAAGACCATTGGCCTCAATGTCAAACGCTAATCTGATCGTATCTATAAAGCACCTCTCCTTCGGGGGTAATTACAAACGGTACATCCATAAGCTTGGATGTCTGGTCGTTGTAGAACAGAGCCGTAGCAATGCCTCTACGACCACCCTTACGATTCTTTAGGACTCGTACATTGGTTGTGTTGGCAGTTGCTGGGTCTGGGTGCTGGGCATTGCGCTCTAGGGCAAAGACATTATCCGCAATCTGAGCAAGAGAACCTGAGCCACGAAGATCGTTAAGGTTGATTCGATCACCTTCGTCTACGTTCTTATCAGTTTTCTTGATATGAGCAATGACATGGAGTGTAACACCAGTTCGCTCTACCAGTTCCCTTAGTTTCTTCATTACAGAGTCAAGCACTAGTCGTTCGTCGTTTCCAAAGTCACTACCAGAAGATAGGAGCATATTACCAAGCAGAGTAATATGATCAAGGAAGATGACTTTACAATCAAGACCAACAGCCATATACTCAAGGCGATTGATGATATTAGAAATGTTAGCGTTGCCAATGTGATCATAAAGGTACAAAGGCTTGCTGGAAATATACGTCTTTGCTTCGGCATACTCCTCCTCGGTTAGATTATCCTCTACCATGTCAACAATAGACTTGTTGTTGGACTTTCGCAGTTCATTGAGTTGACGTTGAGACATGATCTTACGGACTGGCTTGCCAATCTTGAGAGAGATTAGGTCATCAACAGTTTGCTCAGGAGATTCTTCCAGGAATACAGCACCTACGGCACGACCATGATTGAGGTGGTCCACGACAAGTTCACGGATAATCGTAGACTTACCATGACCAGTGGCACTGGTCCAAAGATTAAGTCGGCCAGAGTCCTGACCAATCATGAATGTAGTTAGCGAGTCCCACGGGTACTCGTATACCTGTACGGATGAATTCTCATTCTCAGATACGACCTGACTGACATGAAGAATACTATCGGGTGAGTACGTCTTGGCATTCCAGTAGGCTTGCAGGAGTTGTGCAGCCTCGGCATTGACAAGCATCTCATTTGGATCCTTGCGTGGGAGGGACATGATCTTGACCTTACCTGGTGGCAGTATTTCAGCCACGTCCCGTGCTGCCTTCTGCCCAGGATCGTCCATGTCGAAACAAATGACGATGGTTTCGAACGAGGAAAGATAATCATATTGATCCTTTACACAGCGTACAGCTGAATTGACTCCGTTGGGGATGGAGACAACTGGGTACTTGTTGTCAAAGAGTTGGGCCATAGTGAGACAGTCAATGGCTCCCTCGGTAATGAGAATCCTCTTGCCACCACTAGGAAACAAGTTCTGACCATAGAACTGGAGGTTTGATGTGTCTCCGATCCATGCGAACTTCTTGCCATCGTATCGAATATGTTGAGCCTGTAGTGTACCATCCGCACTGTAGAAGTTCTCAACCTCTGCTCCGTTGGCAGTGGTTGCATATCCATATTGTCTAGCAGTCTTCTCGTTAATTCGTCGGTGTGGTAGAGCCTGGATCTCACCACTACGAAACTTCTCTGTGGCATATACTGGTGTTTCCTCTACGATTGTTTCCATTGGTTTGTTACCTCTTACATAAAATTCACAAGCATAGCAGTAGCTATGTCCGTCATCATAGACGGCTAGATTGTTACCTGATGTGTCATTGCCTTGCGCTGCACACTTAGGGCAACGCTTACGACTTACTACTTTGGATTCTGTTTCCATATTCTTCCTATATTAGAGTTTGAATGCAGGATTTAAACAATGCCCCCAGCAGGGATCGAACCTGCGACCAACCGATTAAAAGTCGGTTGCTCTACCAGCTGAGCTATAAGGGCGTACTCGGGAACTTGGATTCGAACCAAGACAAAGAGGACCAAAATCTCTGGTGCTACCTTTACACCATTCCCGAATAGCTTCGGGGGGACTTGAACCCCCACGCCTTGCGGCTACGGATTTTAAGTCCGCTGCGTATGCCGATTCCGCCACGAAGCCAATAGACTCACTTGTAATGAGTCTTGAAATAGTTGTTCCAGTAATTTGCCTCAGTCGCCATACTGGGCTTGTGCACACAATGCACAATCGTTGTGATGGTTGACAGGAGGACACCACTGACCACACAGACGACAGTAACGATAACCCTGATCATAAAGTGCTTGCTCCTCTTTAGTCATATCCATGCTTACTCGTCCTTTCCCTTACCCCAGCCTAGGTAGAATGTCTTGGTATCCTTGCAGTTCTCAAGCATTTCCCTTAGCGTGGTATTCTCTTGATCCAGTAGTCTAATGTGTGCCATACACTTACGGTGAATCTCCTTGGCTGTGAAGCCAGAGTGATACTCACTATGGGACGCAGTATCAATTGAGTTTTCCAACAGTCTAAGGATTTCACTTGAGTTCATTCTCGATTTCCTTGAGTTCCTTGATGGCACCCTTGTTGATTGAACCACTGGTCTTAATGAGATGCTTTAGACCAAGACGCTTGATGTAAGGATGTAGAGTATCAATAGATCCTTCTGTACTCCATACACGACTAGCAAGATCGCATACACGATTGTCTAGCTTGCTATGTGAATCACAAAGATCGTCATACTTCTTTTTCATTAGTTCATTACGCCATTTGGATGCACGATCACAAGCATCTTCTGAATTACGAATTCTATTATGCAATGCATCGTTATTATTAATGATGTCATTTTGCATTTGTTTGATTAGTTTACTATGGTTCCAAGCCATAGCGATGAATACACAAACACCAATAAAACTTGCAACTGAAATGATTAGATTGAAATCTTCCATACTTAATCTCCTGTTCTAAAACGTACTTTGAAATAACCTGACTCTGCTGGTTCCGAGATCAATTCACGGATAATACCCCATTCAGATTCAGAATCTATTTGTAGAAATGGACCACCCTCAAAGTCTAGATACTCTAGATCTGGATGTCCACCACCACGATAGAACCTTGACTTACCTTCAATAGTAAACCAACCACCACCATGATCGGTGATGTATCTTGGTTCACCATAACGACTGTTAATCTTCTTGATCATGTGTCCTCCTTGTAGCAGTCCCAGCCCTGTTGCTTTGCAAAATCTTCGGGTGACCATTCACGCGGTTCATCATCTCCCATGCACGATTGCAAGCAGGCAATTCGCCTTGCCTCGTC